ATCCCATCTCCGAAGACTCTCGGTAAACTCCCTGGAGGTCCATTCCTATATGTTTTTCTATGTATGATTCTATCGCAGCTGCGTGTGACTGCTTAACATCTTCAGAGGTGTTAGGTATGCCCCCTAGTTCCTTTTCAGTCTTTGAAAGTTTATTAAAACTTCTATCAGGTCTGTTCATACAAAATCCTCTGTAGCCTCTATTTTTAAAATGATATAGCAGCCGAGGTTTATTGTTCTCTATAAGTATAGGCATACTATAAAACACACAGGCCATTAACACTTCTTCAAAAAATATCTCTGCTGTCTGTGGTCTCGCCACATACTCTAAAAAGAATTCATTGCTAGGAGCCTGCTCCATGCTGAATTTAGTTAAACCATGCAGAGCGCCGTTAGATCCTCTACCGCCAACCGTTCCTGAGATGTCATAGGAGTCACACCCAAAAGCTCCAACGTGCTCATTTAAAGGATGATACGTTCCATTTCTAGAGTGCTTTAAGTTAGACAAAGATTTGTTGGGGGTCCAAGAGACCCTAAACCTTCCTTTATTATCTGGAGCAAATATTACTTCCGTATCTTTTATACCATCCTTCCAATAAAACTTACCTCTAGTAACGTGCTGCTCTGTGATAAGAGAATCGTTATAGTCTATCTGCTGATAAATTTTAGTAAGGTTAAATAATGACGACTTGCTCTCATCCCTAAAAGCGTGAGACTCTGTTCTAGGAAACTGTCTATAAAATTCATTTAACGCATCAGCATCTTTTTTTAATGAGTCAACCTCAGCCTCCCAATAGTCAATAGCGCCATTGGTAATATACTCACCGTCTACCCCTAACACTTTCTTCTCAGGCTTATAAAACACTGGCATTCCGTACCTGTCTATAAATCCTTCCATGTTCCACTCCATGGGAATAAACAAAGAATACAATCCGCTTTTAGTTTGACCGTTTGCATTACGCGTAGCTACATCAGAGTCTTCAAATAACTTTTTAAAATTGTCACCACCCTTACTTAGGGCATTTGATGTTGACCCCATCATACACTTACCAATAATCTTGCTACCTAATCTCAAGCACGTTTTAGTAACCCGCCAGTTATTTAAAATATTGTTAGGCTTAAGCCACTTACCACTTTCGTCGTGTACTAGTAATAGTAACTTCTCACCATCATAAGAGTTCTCGTCTGTATTCTTCCAGTCAATTGTGGTGTCTAAGCCGTATAGCTCATCATCCACATTATCATACATGTTTTTTTTCGTAATCTTAGAGGCTGGAATCCTAAAGGCGAGTTCTGTCTTAGGTTTGTCCATACCATCTTGGATAGGCTTAAAAAAGAAAGGTAGTCTAGTAGATATAGGCACGACCTTATCCGTAAACATTTTTTTTGCATCTGATCCAGTCTTAGATAGTATTCCCACCCTAGCATCTTTAGCTAGCGTTCCCGTGTTCACACATTCTGACGATCCCATAAATGAAAATCCTGAACGTCTAATCTTAAGGTAGTCTAAGCCAAAACATCTATTGTCAGCCTTGCACGCTTCCCAGTAGATGAAGAAAATTCTGTTAGCCTCCCTAAAGTCTGGATACCCTACATCGATACTAGTCCACTGCAAGTACATGTAGTGCGAACCCGTCATGTAAGTAGGTATGTTATTGTTGTAAAACCAAAAGCCTAGCTCCCTGCGATCAAACTCTCGCTCTATGTAATCTACCCACTTGTCCTTAAAAGGTGTGGGCATTTCATTCCATTTAAATATAGAAGATATTCTATTTAACTCTTTCGGTATGAGCTCCCTTTCCCAATATTGATTTTCTGAGGCTTCAGACCTTTTGAATATATTGTCTGGAGCCAAAGGCAAAGCGATGTGCAATCCATTGACGTTTATAACATCTCCAATTTCACCGGTCTTAGATATAACCACAACATCATGCTTCTCGCTATATCCATACAGCCAAGACTTAGCCTTATTCTTTGCCTTTACAATACGGCTTAGAACATAACCATCAACTTTTTTATATAATCTATTTTGATCTTCTTTCTGCAAATCCTTGTTTTGTTGGTGCTTTAGTATTCTCAAGACCCATGTTAATGTTTTCTTGCTCAGCGTCTATTTTATTTAATATATCAAAGGCATCAAATATTGCTAGCTTTTTAGTAGCTGCCGCATTCTTTAATCTATCTGCTGCAAGCTCATCCTCTGGATCGTGCTTTATAATATCTTCTTTAGCAACTTTTATAAGCTGCTCCACAGCCTTACGCCCAGCCTCTATAATTTGTAATTTTAATAGCTCTGAGCTCATAGCATTAGTGTTATTTGGTGATCAAACATTCGGTAGAGCTTTTCTCCGTCTACCTCAAACTCATACTCACTCTCAGGTTTAAAGCCAACTTTCATTCCTTCACGCACACCCTTAGACTCTAGATAAGCATTAGGGTATTTCATCTTACCCATCAAAGGTTCTTCATCGAAGTTCTTCATTAAGAAAGATTCTTCTGCTGGAATAGGCTCAACAAAACAATACTTATAGTGACTAAACCACTGATCATTTTGTTTGTATAAAAAAAACTGCTCGTTATCTACAAAAAATAAATTATCCTTAAAATAACTCTTACCGCTTTTCTCTCTTCCCTTCATGTCATAATAAAACTTAAACACATTGTGATGTACAAGAAGCGTATCTCCTTTGGTCACGGGTCCTTTATAATTTAGAGGAGTGGATATTACTACCGCCTCCCTGTTTGAAGCCATGTGATTTTCTTGTGAGGAGCTCGTAATAAAATCTACACCTGAGATATCCTTAGAGTTATTGTACCGCTTCCCTTCTAAAGGTTCTACGATAAAGTAAAAAGGCGATCTCATTAAAAGTTAATGTTATATTCTATTGACACGGGCATCTCTGCGCCAAACTCTTTCCATAGTAATATCTCGTCACTTCTTTGAATCCAAATCTTTATGGAGTTGGAGTTGTGGTCTTGCTGTATGAGGTGAATGAAATATTTTCCGTTAAGGATTTCCTGACCCACTAGGTAGTGCATCGCACCTGACTTATAATCAGGACCTACAGAAATCTTCCTTATATCCATTAGATTTGATTTAATTTGAATATAAAGATACAAATATTTTAACGCCCTTGTTTGGTCAGTTATTTTTGGAAGGGAACTTGACGCCTATCTTATCTGCCGTCCTCGCTCCGAAGTATCCGCATAGTACCCATGTGACTAGGCTTGCAGTATCCTCAGTCTCTAGACCCATGAACCATCCGCCCACATATGCGGCAACAAGTACAGCTAAGGTTAGGGGTCTGATATTTCGCGCAAGCCAACTCTGGCTGTTTGAGTCTGCCACCCATCTTTGGGTCACACCATCTATTTCAGCGCGTTCTAGTTTAAGTTTTTCTAATGCAATTTTCTTATCTCCTTCCGATAGCTGTGTGTTGCCACTGATAAGTTCTGAGATAACATTTCCTGGAAGTATAGCGTCACCTACTATACCAAGTATTGAGGGTGCTTTCTCTATAAGAAATTTACCCACTCTAGTTTCTTTAAAGGGCTTCTTGTTTTTGCTCATACCTCTCTATATGATGTGCGTCCGTTAATTTTCTCAGCTACAAGATTTTTCTTTCTATTCTGATCTATAGACACGTAGCTTACATGAACCCAGTCGGGATTGTTTGAATCACCAAACTCCCATATGATCTGGTCATAGCTTAGGTTATCTTTTATGTAGTTAAACATCTCAGCGTTTGTCTTGTGACCGAAGGTATCGTCTAGATCAATTGCTCTACCTTGACAGTGCTGGCTTGAGGCACTACCACCAATAGCGGTATTTAAATCTTCAGACCTAAACATGCTATTAATTTTTATAGGTCCGCCTACATATTTTCTAAGAGGCTCGAAAACATGAGTAGCAATACCAACCATATTAGATACTTGATAATCATCTGGAATATTTTTAAGATTCAGGCGTAGTGCTGTATTAGATCGTACAGCTTCTTTGTGTGTTATATGCTCACTTATTCTTTCCATAAAATACATACCATTTATGCAGAGTATACCCTATAGCAATAAGGGTGGCTATAATCTTTAGGGCCACATCTAAATTAGTCATTGATGTAGCTATAGCTCCTATGTTGAGAGCATAAATTTTTAAATCAGTCAAGGTCTCTGGTTTTAGATTTAACATAAATATAATTTATTTTAATGTCACCTGCGGTAGTATCTTGTACGTAATTCATTTTTTATTAGGTTTTTTACCTGATCGGTTATTTCCTTTAAAGGCTTTAGGCACATCACCGATTTGATTGCCCACTTCTTTAATCGCCTTAGACACGTCTTTAAGCTCTTCTCCGACACGATCTACTCTTTTCGATACATCACTCTTAAGATCTGCAAACTTCTTCTCTAGGATGTCTGGGATCATGTTGTTGTTCTCGTCTTTAGTAAGACCTTTTTTCGTAAGCCATATTGAGGCTATGTTTATAACGATCAGCGCTGTGATCAAACATATTAAAATTGTTGTTGTCATAGTTTCTAATTATTTGGTTCATTATAAAGTTGTAAAATTTCCCCAGAATCGAGTGCTTTGTTGAATATACGAACTTGGTCTATTAAACCGTTGTAATATAAAGTGGTTATATATCTTCCGATTACAAATTGATTACTTTCAAAAGACCTAATGCTAGTAATGGCAGTAGAACCTTCTGGAGAACCATTTATATATAGCTTTATATTTGACCCATCCCAAAGACCTACTATATGTGTCCAAGTGTTTGCTTGTAATCCTGTATAAGTAACCTCTTTATATGATACTGACGCATCGTATTGATAAAAAGCAAGGACACTATTACTTAATGACACAGCAAAATTACTTTTAGCTGTTTGCGTATAAATAATTCTTTGATTACTCGTTAAATCTGCTGGATTAACCCACATAGAAAAAGAATAATATCCTCCATTTAAAGCATCCTCTAATGGTCTAATATCCATATAACTACTACTACCATTAAACACCCCTGCTTTTAAAAACGGAGCTGACACACTAGGTGCGGCGTATGTTACTGTTCCACCATCATTTCCGTCATACAAAGGAACCCAAGCAACATCTGTTGCTGTACCATCATAAGTTCCACCAGTATCATCAGCATTTCCCTCAAGTTCATAAAGAGCTATAGCTCCTGTGCTCGCTGGATAGTCTAGTGTAGATGAGGTTACTGATGTCTCACTGTAAAGCAACGACACATCATTCGGATTTAAGGCTGTATTGTATATACGCACTTGGTCTATTTTGCCATCAAGAAAGTATTGTGAGGTAGCTCCATTTGCATTATAATATCCCACCGCACTCTCGCCAGAAGTAGCGGGAGAATTGCTGGTGTTTAAATTTGTCGCTACATTAACACCATTTAAATAAGTTTTTTTTCCAAGTGTACTTGAAGAAGTTGCAGCAATATGATACCATTGTCCAGTTACAATAACTCCTGCTGCTGAATCTGTTATTCCACTCGAACCTGTACCATTGTAAGTTCTGATAGAGCCATCGCTTCTAATGTTTAAATAAAAATACCATTCTGATTGAGTGGTAATTACTGTAGTATTAGAAGCAGGCATATTATCTAAATATACCCAAGCTGATACGCTGAAATCATTATGTCCTGTTGCAAGAGCGATACTACTTGGTAATGTTATTTCACTACTACTTCCATTAAACGTACCGCCTTTTCCGATGTAGCCATTAGGCTGTGAATCATCGGCATTGTCTTCAAACTCATACTGAGCTACCTGACTACCATCATTAAAAGGATTTGTTTGGTTAGCCGTTACTGCGTTAGCGTTATATACCTGTTCAGCTATTGCTAGGTAGATGTAGGTTGAGCCGCTTGCATTATAATCTCCATTAGTATTTTTTATCTGAAAACCGTTTGAGTTAAAATCAATATTAACCGAAGCAGTTGTCAGTTCCTCATCGGATAAATTTGCTTGTAATACAGAATTCACTGGATTTGAAGGGTTTCTTTTGTTATCCTGCATCATCCAACTACCAGTATCTGAAGATTTTTTAATCATAACAAAAGCTGGTCTAAAACCTGT